ATGACGCCATGACGCCGTAGAGCCAATCCGCGAGGTCGTAGTCGGCCGAGGGCCGCTGGAGCAGCGCCGGCGCGGTCGCCAGTGGCTCGCGTTCGCCGCGACGGTAGGCGTCCAGCGGCAGCGTCGATACCGAATCGGCCAGCAGCCGCACGCACGACCACACCGTCGATAGCCGCAGCGCGGTCGCGGTGGTGACCGGCTCGCCGGCGGCGGTCGGCCGGCCGTCGTCCCGTAGAAGCTGGGCGAGGGTGAGGGTCTCGCGGTTGCGGACCCTGGACCAGACCCAGCGGTCCCACCAGCTCACGGCTCAGGCTCGAACGCCGGTGTCCACCACGAACGCCGACGGCTGCGCGAGCTGCACGTCGGCGCGCAGGTAGGCCAGGAAGGCGTACTGCAGGTTGTCGGCCAGGAACCGCTCGCGCAGGAAGAGAAGCTGAAACTCGGTGCGGATGCCGATGAGCAGGTTCGACCAGTCGGCGGTGTAGATCTCCGAGCAATCCGTCGAGGTACCCACCGTCAGGTTGATGGGGACCTGCTTGGTGGCCAGCATCGGCAGCATGCTCGCCGGCGGCGCCAGGTAGGCGTTGGTGGTCGCTTCCTTCAGCTTGCTCAGGCTGGTCGTTGACCTGGGCGCCTGGATATGGGCGTTCGGCTCGAAGTTGTTGCCGAGCACCGTGCCCTTGGCGTCCAGCCAGAAGTCGTAGTTGCTGATGGCGGTCCCGTTGGCGCCGTGCGTCGTCGTGGTGATGCCCGACTGGTTCAGCACGCCGCGGGGCTCGGGCGCGGTACCGGACCCGCGCAGCGCCACCCGGTCCAGCTCCAGCGCGACCTGGGCGGCGAAGCTGCGCGCGATGACGTCCTCGGCCGAGGGGTCGGAGTCGTCGAACAGCTCCACGCTCAGCTTGATGAGCCGGGTGAGGGTCCGCGCGGTGAAGGTCACCGAGTCGAACACCATGTCGGCATCGGTGATGGCGGCGTTCTCGGCGTGCCACGCGGGCGCGTTCTCGGTGGTGAGCCGCGCCAGCTTCAGCGTCGCGGCGGTCATGGGGACGGTGATGGCGCCAGCCTGGAACACCCTGGTCTGGTTGCGGGCCAGGTCGATGACCCTGGCGGACAGCGGCGTCGGGACCAGGTGGCCACCGGCGGTCAGGGTACCCTCGGACAGCGCCCGCTCGTGCTCGGCGCCGGTCCAGTCGCCGGTGACCAGCCCGCGCAGGTAGCGGTCGAAGCTCGGCGCCGGCTCGCCCTGGGCGGGTGGCTCGTACAGGCCGCGCTGCTGCGCCCACGCCTCGACGCTCTGCTCTCTGGTCAGGACCGGCTCGCGTGGGACCGCCGGGCCCGCGGGGCGGCGGGTGGTGGCGGCGCGCAGCTCGGCGAGCTCGCGGTCGCGCTCCTGCTCGATGGCGTCGGAGGCTTCGCGTTCGGCGACGACCTGGGCGTGATGCTCGGTGGCCTCTTCCGGGGTCAGGTCGCGCGGCCCGGCGGGGTCCTCCGCGGCGCGGGTGAGGATGGCGTCGGCGGCGGTGCGGGCGTCGGCCCGCCGCTGCCGCAGGTCGTCAAGTAGGGGCACGGGGGCCGTCCTTTCCCACTATCCCCAGGGGGTTTGTGGGGAAGGGTACTACGCGGGATGGTGCATCGCGTAGCGGCCTAGTTGCTGCCGGCGTCGGCGGCGAACGCGGCCCAGCGCAGCCAGGCGCGCTCGGCATGGATATGCACGTGCCCGACGACCTTGAGGTACACGTCTTTGGCGTCGCCCTCGATGGTGACTTCGCCGCGGTCGCCGAAGTGGTCGAGCGCGTCGGCGGCGGTCTGCTCGTCGGCGCCGGTCTGCACGGCCAGGTTGCGGATGGCCAGCCGCAGCAGCAGCGACCGCTCGCGGTCGGACAGCCGCGACGGGACGCCGGCGACGTGGTGGGCGTACTCGCTCATGGTCCTTCCTTCCTGGTAGCGCTGCCCTGGCCGAGTATGACCAGGGCAGCGCGCTTGGCTTCACTAGAGCGGCGACGGCTTCCCGGTGATGCGCTCGTACATCTCGCGGATGTCGGCAACCTTCTGCGAGGCGGTGCGCGTATCGGGGTCGCCGAGCACCTTCGCCGGAATCACGCGGATTTCCTCCGCCCATGCCTCATAGCCGTTGCCCGGGATGTTGGCTGGCGCCGTCGCCTTCAGCAGCAGTAGCGCGAGCTGCTGGGCCTCGTCGTCGGTCAGCTCGACGGGAGCGAAGTCGAGGATGGGGGTGAACTGGACGCTCACACCGTGGGCGTCGGACGTCCACCACTCACTGATGTAGATGCGGCCTTCAGCGTCGGTCGGCCGGGCGTCGTTGCCCGGTAGTTCGAGCGTGCCGACTGGTGCGGACCCTGAGCCCATGCTGGTTCTCCTTCGTCGTTGTGGTCGCGGGTGGCTCGACCCGGGCGGCGCCCTGGCCTTGGGGGACAGCGGGGACATGGGGGACACGTTCTCTAGGTCCCGGTGGGGAAGTAGGTGCCAGCGCCGTCACTGTCGACCTGGCCGTCGTCGGCCATCCGCTGGAGCGTCTTCTTCACCAGCTCGTGGTCGAGCTCCAGCGCCTCGGCGACCTGCTTGGGCCGCGCCGGGCCGGCAGCGCGGAGCCGACCGAGGATCGCCGCGCGGGTATCGCCCACCAGGTGGTCGAGCGCCGGGCCGTCCAGCAGGTTCCACTGCGCCAGCACGGGGTCGAACGCCAGCGCGTACTCGGCCTCGTCGACGTCGCGGCCGGTGATCTTCAGATGCCCGTCGGCCTTACCGCGGGGGCGGCTGAGCACGGCCACGGTATCGGCGGCGGCGGCCAGCCCGTGGGTGCCAGACACACTGTCCAGCCAGTCGTCGGCCTTCAGCTTGCGGTCGTGGTGGGCGACCACCACGGCGATCCCGTGCTCGTCGGCCAGATCCTTCGCCGCGGCGACGGCGAGGTAGTCGGCATCGTAGGCACTGACGCCGGCGGCGGGGACGCCGCGGACGCGGGCCAGCACGTCGATCATCACCAGCCGGGCCTGCGGGTGGTCCTTGGCCCAGTCGCCGATGAGAGTCCGGCCGCCCATCGGCAGCGGCGGGCAGGACAGCTCGATCATCAGCCGCTTCGGCGCCTCCCCGCCGTTGAGGACCTTCCGAAGCCGCTCCTGGAGGCGGCGGGGATGATCCTCCAGCGCCAGGTACAGCACGTCGCCCTGCTCGACCGGGATGCGCCCAAGCGCCCGGCCGCCGGTCGCCACGGCTACGCCCAGCCCGAGCTGGGCCCAGCTCTTGCCGATTTTGGGGGCGCCGACGAACAACGTCAGCCCCTCGGGGAGCAGGCCGGGGACGCTCCAGCGCGGCTCCGGGAACTGCTCGGCCAGCAGCTCGGCAGCCGTCCAGCGGGTGCGCTGGGGGGACGTGGAGATGGTGTCCCCCGCGTCCCCGCTGTCCCCGGCGTGCTCGGCCATCCAGCAGCGGACGCACTGCGCGTACTCCCTGCCATCCTCGCGGCGCGTGCCCACGCGGGTCGGCGCCCCGCACTGCTCGCACGGCTGCTCTGCGGGCATGGCGGTCATGCCGCCCACTCCGCGGCCTCGACCTCGCCGAGCGCGACGGCGGCCATGTAGAACGGCTCGCCTGGCCGAGGAGTGGGCGACCAGGGCGTGTACGGCGGCTCAGGCGGTGGCCGGTGGCACCGACAGCGGCAGCGGCACCGGTCGCAATGGCGGTCCCCCGCATCGGGTAGCATGTTGCTGCCGGTGGTCCCGTTGGTCGCGGTGGCTGCTGTAGGTCTGAGGCCGGGGTTGTGGTCGCCCCGGCCTCTGCCGTTGTCAGGCCACGGCATCGCCGCCACCCTTCCGGCCGGGGAGCGTCATCGTGTCGGCCACCAGCGCGGCCAGCCTGGCGAGCACGGTGGGATCGCTGATCGTGGGCGGTAACCCCTGCCTGGCGCGAGTCTCGGCGACCCAGGCGCGCAGCTCGGCCGGTGTCATGGCTGCCCGTTCCAACGAGCCGCGGCCCAGCGGTCGACGTCGGCCGGCTCGAAGTACAGCCGGCCACCGATGCGGGTCGCCGACAGCTCGCCGGCCTGCACGGCGCGCTGGACAACGGTGGCGGACTTCCCGATACGAGCGGCGGTCTCGGCGACGGTCAGGGAACGGGCGACCCGGGCGGCCGTGTCAGCCAGGGTGGTCACTGCAACCTCCTCGCACCCGCGAGGCGGCAGCGACGATCCGTCCAAAACTACTGCTCTTGGCCTACGTTCCTAGGCTTGCAGTCGCACTTGCCAACATGCCAAGGTGACATACGATCACACGTACGCATGTGCGGGTGGTCGTCGCTACCGCGGCCCGAGCTGGCGGGCTTTGTCAGGGCTGTTGCTAGCTCGGGTTGCGGTGCATTCTCGCATGACCAGTCAAGCTGGCTGGTCAGCGGCTTGCCCTGTGGATAAAGCCTGAACCGTGGCTCTACACTCGCCAGTCAGGGTCCAGCTCGCGGCGGGGGTCGAAGATGCGCCGGCCCTTGTTCGTGGGGAGCACGGTCACCCGGTTGAGCGCCAGCCGGAGCACGGCGCGGCGCTGGTCAAGGTTCCACTTCACCCATGCCTGCTGGAGCGCGTCGTACTCCTCCGGGAGCTGGTCGAGCAAGGTGGCGTCCGGACTGGACATGGCGGCCAGCGCCCGCTCGATCCCGCCCAGCCGCTCGTTGATCCGCGCCTTGGCGTGGGCGAAGTCGTCAGGCTCGATCGTGCCATCCGCGAGCTGGTCGCGGAGCATGTCGAGCCGCTCGCCGTCCTGGTCGCGGCGGGCGCGCAGCTCGCGGACAGTCCCGTTCGTCTCCTGCCGGGCGCGCACCTCGGCCTCCAGGGCGGTACGGAAGCCAGGATCGGCGAGCGCGGTCAGGGCAGCGTCGCGCACGTAGTCCTCGATCGGCTGGGCCTTGCGGCGAGTCCCGCCGCAGCCGCCCCATGCCTGCTTGCACTCGTACTCCCGGTCGCCGCGGCGGCGGTGGGAGCGCATCGGGTGGCCGCAGTGGCAGTAGAGGATGCCGGCCAGCACGTAGGCTCTGGGCCGCTTGATCTCGTGGGGGAGCGGCTCGCGCTGGAGCACGGCGCAGACCTTCTCCCATCTCTCCAGGTCCACGATCTTCTCCCAGGTGCCGGGCACGAGCTTGCCGTGGTGGGCGCGCAGCCCGGCCAGGTGCGGCGAGCAGAGCATCCGGCGGACTTGGCTGGTGTCGAGCCGGCCGCCGCGGGCGCCCTTGATGCCGCGCCGGGTCCAATCCAGCGCGATCCCGGTCGCGCTCTCCCCGGCCAAGACGCGGTCGTGCCCTTCCTCGACCAGCTTGACCTCAGCCGGCTCGGGCACGAGCTTGTAGGCGATCTTCGGCCGGCCCTTCGCGTCGAGGTAGGTGTACGCCTGCGCCTGGTAGCCGAACGGCCTCGGCCCGCCCCACCAGCGGCCCGCCTTGGCCATCGCCGCCTTCTTCCGCTTGGTGCGGTCGCTGATCTTGCGGCTCTCCAGCATCGCGTTGTTGACGGCGCCGATGGCAGCGTGGATGCCGGGCCCGGTGGACAGGTCGTAGGCGTTGCCGTCGGTGCACTGGATGCGCCGGAGCGGCGTCCGCTCCGCGAGCTTGATGAGGGGGAGGAGATCCTCGACCTGGCGATACAGCCGTTCCATCTCGGTGGTGAGCACGATCTCGCACGCCCCGGCCGCCACAGCGCGGAACATCTCCTCGTATTGCGGCCGCTCCTTGGTGCTGTATTTGCTCGCGGAAATGTCGTTGTCGCTGAATTCGGCGACGACCGCCCAATCCTGCGCCTCGGCATAGAGGCGGCTCTCGTCGAGGCGGATCTCGACGTTCTCGCGCTGCCCTTCGGGGTCGTCAGAGATCCGGTCGTAGATGATGCAGCGCATCCGGTTCGAGGTATCCTTGGCCGTGGCGGGATCGAACACACATTCTAGGGTCATGCGGTCCCCTTAGTCTAGGCCCGAGTTCTCGGACATCGTATCAGGGGACATGTCGAGCGTCTAGGGGCGGGACCTCCCAGGGGTTCCCCAAACCGGCTCTGACCTGCGGCTACTCAGCCTCGCGCTCGCGTTCGCGCTGGAGCCAGGCGTCCACGTCGCCGCGGCGGTAGCGAGGCCGGCCGCCAGCCCACAGCACGGGCGGGCCCGTTCCCTCTGCCCGCCATCGCTGCACGGTGCGGAGGCTGACGCGGCAGTACTCGGCCACCTCGGCCTCCGTCATAAGGTCGTCGCCTGACATGGATTGATCTTACCTGCTGAGCTGCTGCACTCAATGACGACTATTGACGGACTACGTCTAGCAGTATCAGACTGTGTCGCCATGAGCGAAGTATTGGCGCCGCCGATCAGCCAGACAGAGCACGAGGTGCTCCAACTCCTCGACACGGCGAACTGCATCCTCAACAACTTCGACGGCCGGGTCCGATGGGCGCTGGACGGCGACGACGTGGTGGTCCTGCTCGAACTCGGCGCCGAGCTGGTCGGCGCCACCGTCGACCCGGACGTGTCCAACCGGCTGGCCTGCCTACTGGGCGGGGGTGAGCAATGACCGATGCCCAACAGGAGACACGCGCGTTCCTGCGCGCCATCTACGACGGCCTCGGCCAACCGCCGCTCGGCGGCCAAGTCCGGGTGACGATCATCGCCGTACTCGACGTGTTGGCCGAGCAGGACCTCGAACGCCGCTTCGCCATCCGGGAAGCGATCGGCGACCTGCTCGACGAGCGGTAGTCCGGTGGACCTGAGCCACGACGACCGCGCCGCCTTGGAGATGGCCGCCTCATTGCTGACCGCCCATGACCGGGCCGGCCTCGCCAACCGGCTGCGGCTGATCGCCCGCACGCCGCCACCGGCCAAGCCACAGCCGCAGCCGCAGCCGCGGTCACCGGGCCGTCCGGCCGATGACGTGGCGGCCGTCGCCCTGGCCGTCAGGGCGCTCCCCGACTTGGACGTCTACGCGTTGTTCCTGGCGGCCCAGTCGGTCAAGCCGAGCATGCTGACGGCGGAGGTGTGGCGCCGAGCCGAGCAGGCACGGCGGGAGCGCTAGTCGAACACGAAGATCGACGGGCCGCGGTCGTGGAGGTGCGCCCGGGTGGTGTGACCCCAGCGCGCCAGGGACAGCGCGACCAGCGGGCAGATATCGACGCTCAGGCCCTTGCGGGCCCATGCCCAGCCGTCACCCAGGGGCCGCTGGGCCGCGCCGGCCACCGCGGCGTCCAGGGCCGGCCGGGGTACCACCCGCATGGTGGCCTCGGCCACGGCGTCGAACAGGTCGCCGGCCGCGTGGGCCATCCCCCGGCCGGTGGGGCGCGATACATCGATCCCGGCGGCCTCCAACGGGGCGATCAGGTTCCCGGCCGGGCCGGTGTCGTCGACCACCACGGCGCAGGGCCGCCAGCGGCCGACGAGCTCCACCAGGCGGCCGACGACCCAGCCGGTGCCGGGCCGGTGGTCGACGACCTCGCCGTGGCCCAGGCCGTCGCCGCGGCGGCCGGCCACGGCGATGGCCGCATGGGAGCGCTCGGGGGTGACGTCGGCGGCGAACGCCACAGGATCCTGTGCGGTCGATTGCGGGTCGGCCAGGGCCCGCCAGGCGGCCTCGGCGATGACGAGCCAGTCGGCCGGGATGGCGCCCGGCCACCAGTTGAGGTAGGCGCGGCAGAAGTCGGCCAGGTCGAGCCGCTCGAACTCGGCGGCGATCTTCGCCTGGCTGATGGTGCGGCCCAGCGCTGGCATGCACGACCACCAGGTCGCCGGGTCGCCGGGGTCGGCGCCGTCGCGGGCGGCCCACTCGAAGTAGGCGACCTGCGTGCGCGATGCATGCTGCACGCGGGCGCGGCCGCGCTCGACCTTGCCGCGGAGGTACGCCGACCGGTAGGTGCCGGCGGTGGAGACGACCCAGAGCTGCGCGTCGGGCCGGGTGATCATCGTCGGGGACCGCCCTTGCTCGAGGCCGGCCTCGAGCGCCCAGGCCTCGTCGACCACGGCCACGTCCAGGACGTCGGAGTGGCCGGCCTTCTCCCCGGGCGCGGTGATCCCGTGCCAGCTCCCGTTGTGCCACCTGATCGCCTCGTCGCCGCGCTGGTAGCGCACCCCGAACTCGTCTCCAAATGGAGACACCTTCAGGGCGGCGACGTGGTCATCCTCCCACTTCGCCCTGGCGTGGATGCGATCCTGGGCGGCGTACAGCATCCGGGAGCCGGCCCAGGTCCTGGCGCGGTGCACCAGCACGGCCAGCTCAAGTTTCGTCTTGCCCTGCTGGCGCGGCGTGGTCACGTCGACCTCGCCGTAGACCAGCCGGCCCGTCTTGGGGTCGACCTCCAGCGCCACGTCGACCACGAGCCGCTGCCAGGGCATCAACGGCGTGCCGAGCTGCTTGGCGACCCGGGCGACGGCGCCGCCGAGCGTCTTGCGGGACGGGTCGCGCGGGGTCGCGTACAGGGGAGGGGGCGAACGTCTCAAGGCAGACACACACACCGGGAGCTGTCGGCGGGGGCGCCCGGGTCGTCGCGGATGGGGAAGCGCCTCACCATCGGCGTGACTGCCGTGGTCGATCGCTCGGCGGCAGCTCGGCCCGGTCGCCCTTGCGCTCGTTGCACGCCTGGCGGCACCACGGACAGCGGCTCAGACTGCCGTGGACGGGGCGCAGGTTGGCGGGGTCGAGCGCCAGGTCGGGGCGCTGCTTGCGGCTGATGACGTGGTCGACGGCGCCCGACCCGGGATGCCCGCACAAGTAGCACAGGTCACTGTTGGCCAGGACAGCGGCGCGGACGCGGCGCCATGGCCGGCCGGTGGGTCCGCCCTTGCCGGTGCGTGGCATGGGTCACCTGGGCTTGCGGCGTCGGCGCTGGCGTAGCTGCTGGGCGCAGGGCGGGCAGCGGTCGCCGAACATGATGGGGCGGCCGCAGCGGATGCAGCCGGGGTGCCGGTCGGGCCGGCCCGGCAGGACCCGAACTTGGTTCATGCGGCGACCCATGGCTACCTCGGCTTGCGGCGCTGTCGCTGGCGCAGCTCGCGCTTGCAGCCCTCGCACCGTTCGCCCCAGACGATGGGACGCTGGCAGGTGATGCAGCGCGCCCGCTCGCCGCCCCGTGCGGTCGCCGTGGCGTGGCGAGTGAGGTTGCCGAACTTGGAGTGACCCATGGCGGCCTACCTGAGCCGGCGGGCCAGGGTGGCGAGCGGCGACCCGAACCGCTCGCCGCCCCTGGCCCGAACTCCGACGACCTCAGCACCGGCGTAGGCGCCCACCCGGACGACGGCCACATGGTCGAGCAGGGCGCGGGTGCGGACGACCCGGTCGCGGGTGAGCCAGCGCGACCCGCCGGGGACCTCGACGAAGCCGATGCTGAGCGACAGCGGGACCTGGTCACGGGCCAGCGCCAGGACCTCGTTGCCGAGCGCGGTGTCGCTCACCCGCCATGCGCCCCAGGCGGCGTCGGTGCGCTCCTCCAGCTCGACGGTCACGCCGATTGGGAGCATGCCCGGGTCGCCGCGCGGGTGGGTCCGCATGAGCGGCACCTTGCCCGGGTCGACGCTGGCCAGGGCGCCGCGTTGGAACTGCTCAGCGACGATGCGGCCACGTTCGACGATGCGGGCCTCGGTCGCCCAGGGAAGTAGGCGGCCGGTCAGGATGCGCCCGGCATCGTCTACGTCACCGTCCCTGACCTGCAACGTTGTCTCAAACGCGCGGATGAGCACGGTCATGCGATGGCGTCTCCTTCGGGCAGGGGCTCGCGGCCCTCTAGCTCCCGGACTTCGTTGCGGGTCAGGAAGCCGGCCTCGATGGCGACCTTGTGCGCTTCGTAGCGCTCTTTGAGCGTGGCGCGGACGAAGCCTTTGGCGTCGAAGCGGGCGTACTGGTTGCGTGGCAGCAGCCGTCCGACGGCGCGTTCGACGCGGGACAGCCACGGCCGCAGCCCGAAGGTGAGGAAGTCCAGCGCGCGCTGCTCGGGGCTGGTATACGCCTCGTGGCCGGCGGTCTCGCCGCCGACCATCTCGGGCGGCACGCCGAAGATGCGCGCGATCGAGGCGACGTTGAACTTCTGCGTCTGGATGAACTGAGCCTCTTCGGGCGCCACGCTGATGTTGCGGTACTTGGCGGCGCCGAGCACGGCGGGCTTGTGGCGGCCCTGGTGGCGCAGCATCCACATGTCGATCAGGTCAGTGGCCTGCTCGCGGGTGAGCCGCTGGTCGGACTCGATC